TAAATGTTTAACCAACGGTACGTAGCAATGCCTTATATACATTGTTATGCCCCGTTATAAAAATTAAAATTATGGACCGGGAATATGATCAAGAAAAAGCAATGGAAAATTTAGAATACGAACCTGAATGGTGTGAAGAATGTTCAACGCAATGTGAAAAAGACGGAATTGAATATGAATTTAACTGGTATGAAGAAGACGGTATTCCCTATTGTGACCATTGTGGACGTAGGCTTTAATTAATAGCACAAATAAAATAACAATATCATGGAAGAAAAATTAAATGAATTACTCGAAAAAGCTGAATTAAAACTTATTGAATACGATAGGGTTCGTATTGAAATAACCCATAAAATGACATTTCTCCAAGAACATGGATTTAATAAGGAATTAGAATGGCTTAGACATCAAAAAAATTCAATGATTGACATTTTTGAAGATTACAAAGATACAGTTAGAAATATACGTGATATGCTTAATAAATGGCAGTCTTAATTGTTGCTAACGTTTAGTATATGGCAAGTATCCGAACACAGACTATGAATAGAGGGACAATATTTAATAACAAACAAATAGTTAATTTTACATAATTGCATAAAATATGAAAAGAATACAAAGAAAAAGGACAAAAGGTTGGAAGATGCCAAAAAACACAAAATATGTGGGTCGGCCGACTAAATTTGGAAACCCATTCCGTGCTGATGAGTTAGGGGCCAAAGAAGCTGTTAAAAGATACAAAGAATGTATCTTGAATAATGCAATGTGTTATTATTATTTTGACGAAATAGAAGCAAGCATACAGTTTGATAGATTTAAGTGGATGGCTGAAAATTTAGAGCAATTGCGTAGATTTGATTTAGCCTGTTTTTGTCATTTAGATGTTATATGTCATGTAGATATTTTGATAGAACTATTAACAACGAAAAGATAATCATGATGGATGATTTAGAAAAAATATACTTTATTAAACAATATCCAAAATGAAACAAAAAGATTTTTATAATTCTCTAGCCTGGAAATATTGTTCAAGATATATTTTGCTTTATTATGCTGATGAAAACTATGTTGTGCAATGTTCAACATCTGGTAAATATTACCAACTTCCAGATAAAAGAATACATGCCGGTCATTATATACCTATTCATCAATTTAAGGCAATAGCTTTTGAATTTAAAAACATCTTGCCTCAGAGTTATCAAGATAATAAATTTTACTCTGGTAAGCCTGAAATTATGGCAAAAAAGATTGATAAAATTCATGGTCAGGGAACAGTCGAAATGCTTAATATTAAGAAGCATAATATTTGTAAACTTGGTAAATTCGAGATGGATTATTTTGCAAAATATTATAAACAAAAATTTGAAGAATTAGTAAAAATAAAGGGTAATCCGTGGAAAAAATAATATAACTTTAAAATATTTATTAGGGAGGTAAAAAATGACGCCTGATTTATTATGAAAACAAGTGAAGAAAAAATAAAGAATTTAGCTTTCCAGTATTTAGAAAAAATACAAGGAAATCTTTTGGTTTTAAAACCAAAAGAGAAAAGATTAATAATATATAGTTTTATAGCAGGATTTTACGAATGCGAAGATATAGTTAATTCAACACTTGATAGAATAGAAAATAATAATTAAATATTTTTTAATGATGTCAATAATGAAATTCAATTTAAAAGTACATCAAAACATGAAAAGAAAATATACAATGTTTTATTTTCCATCATGCGGATATAGATTTACGGCCTGTGAGAGATATAATTCACATGCCATTATAATAGGTTTATTTTTTTGGTCATTTATGATTCAATTAAAAATATATGAAAAGTGGATTTTTAACACGTAAAATTTACGGATTATGAAAACATACCAAGTTAATACAGTACAAGATATGATTAAATGCACTAATGAAAGCAACTTAAATAATTTTTTATCTGACTTAAAAGCAGTAATTGAAATGGCTCATGCATTGCAAAGATTAGCAAATGCTATTGCCGAAGTGGAAGGAATACCAAAAGAATTAGCCGAATTGGAAAGCAAAGGGTTTAAATGGATTGATGATGGAAAGCACGATATAAAAATTAGCTACATGGTAAGTAATTTTTATGCGCCTGACAAACAGACATAAACAATTAAAATATTAATTTGTCATTATAATTTACTATATTTGTATTATGAAAAATTATCAATTAGACATTGAATTAATAACAAAAACCAAAGAAGTTATTGATTTGATCAAGTTTAGACTTGATTTATTGGTATATATAATTGTAAGCGGAAATTTATTATTTGACAATATAAACAATCAACACAAAGTATTGATAGCTAAGTTTAATTTAGAATTAAAACAAAAATTGAATTAATTATGTATGAATTATTTTATTTTAGTGTAAATAGCATTAATGATGTTTATAATGAATTTATATCATTTAATAAAATAATTGATTTTATTCACGATAAATGTTTTGATGATATTACATGTGAGCCATTTGATAATATAGTTTATTTATTGAGTTATGATCATGAAGATATGTGTAATAATCCTATTATTATAGATTCCTCTATTGGAACTATTCTTGATCATTTAGAATCAATGAAATTATTAACAATATTTGATGAAAAACAAAGTAAATATTATAGAAGGTATTTTTTTCGAGAATATAAAAGTTATGAAGAGGCTTATAAAAGTGCATTAAATATGAGAGAAGCATCTTCATTATGTTATTCTAAGAAATTTAATGAAAAATTGAATTGAATATTAATTTTTTATTAAAATTATTATATTTCTATAATAGAAATATTAAAGCAAAATGAATTGTTTTATATCTATATCAGAATTTAGAGAAATCAATCTTTACCCGATAGAAGTAAAGACTACTTTATTAAAAAACAGTCATTTTTGTTTTATAAATTCATGCATATTCTTAGAAGATCAAAAAATACAACTTACAGAAGATCAAATAAAGGAAGAAGTATTGTATTGGTACGGTATGAAAATGCTAAATAGCTTAAATGAATAAAAATATGGCAGCTCCTTACGGTAATAGAAATGCTGAAAAATGGTCATTTAAGAAAGCTGTCAAGCTATATAATGAAGCTATTGAATTAACAGATAGTATAATAACTTATTATTTGAAATTAGGAGAAAAACAGGTTGAAGTTACCGGATATGAATTTGATTTTATAGGGGAAATAGCTGCTAAATTAGGAACATATCATAAATTAATGACTAGGGATTTACCAGATAGATTTCCATCATTACAAAGGCTTAAAAATCAATTAATTAACAACTTAGAAAGAAATTGTTACTCCAACACAAAAAAAGGAATAATAAAAGAAGCTACCGGCATAGTAAATCTTAAATCTAATCATCATTGGACAGATAGGCAGGATAGAACTTCCGGGGATGAGAAAATACATTCTAATATAACAATAGTTGTAGACTCAAAAGATACGGGTGATACTTTCAATGAATTAAGAAATGCAAGTAAAGCTGACTAATGTATTCAGACGTACAGCTAAAGCAGCAATAGCAGCTATAAATAATAATGGCCCAAGATTAATAATAAATCAGGGTGGACAGGGATCGTCAAAAACAATAAGCATTTTACAGGTAATATATAATATTCTTGACGAATCGAATTTAAATAGAAAAACAACATTTTGCTCTTATGCCTTACCTCATCTTAAACAAGGTGTAATAAGCGATTTTGATTGGATACTTGATACATTTGGTAAGAATATAGGATTAATAAAATTTTCACCCGCTCAACCGGTTTATCAGATAAATAAGTCACAAATTAATTGCTATGGAATAGAAGGTAATTTGGCTTTGGCTCATGGGCCCAGAAGAAAAATACTTTACATAAATGAATGCAACAGAAAAGTAACTTATGACGTGTTTGATCAACTTTTCAGCCGTAGTGATATTACTTTTTTAGATTTTAACCCGGATCATGAATTTTGGCTACATGATAAAGTATTGCCTAATTTTCCTTATGTGCTGATTAAATCAAATTATAAGGATAATCCTTATTTGCCTGAAAATGAAAAACAGAATATACTTCTAAAGAAAGATAAACCAGGATTTGAAAATTGGTGGAAAGTATATGGCGAAGGAGAGCTTGGCAATCTTGAAGGAGCGATACTTACTAATTGGAAGTTTGGAAAGTTTGATGATACACTCCCTTATGCTTATGGGATGGATTTTGGGAGTAAACATCCTGATGCTATGGTAAAGGTAGCTATTGACAGGGTGAACAAATTGATATATGTCAAAGAGGAAATTTACCAGAATAATTTATCCACGAATCAGCTTGCAGAAATTATTAGATCAAGAAATGTAGGTGATAAACTTATTATAGCTGAGTCAGCGGCACCTAGAACTATTATTGATTTAAAAGGTAAAGGTTTTAATATACATCCTGTTGTTAAGCCTAAAATTGTTGACAGTATTAAAATGCTATATGATTATATGATAATAGTTGATGAAGAAAGCAGAAATCTTCAAAGAGAATTGACAAACTGGCTCTGGCTGGATAAGAAAGGAGAGATACCAATGGATGAATTTGATCATCTTATTGATGCGATGAGATATATTGTACATACATTAATTAAACCAGGCGGAATAAAAAGAGGGAATAGAATATTATGACAATAGAATTAATAACATTAAACGAGTATTTATCTCTTGATTCAGAAAAACAGTCTGAATATAATTTTTTCATGAAGTATTCAATTCAACTTAATACACCTGTTGATCATTTTAGGTTAGGTGATCTGACAGAAACACAATCTTTTGGAATGATCAAAGATTTACAACATGATATTTCTCGGGGTATAAATATTTATAAAATAGCTGAATATTTACAAACATTGACTAAGCAAAAAATCATAAATGAATATTTGGACAAAATTTGTCAACAATGGAAATATATAGTTGTCGAAATTCAGCGAATTATTAATATAGAAAATATTGCGCTTGCTTACTATGCAACTAACGAAGAAAAAACAGCAGGTATTGATAAACTAAATGGATTAGGGATTTATCTTCAATTCAGAAATATAGCTAGAGAAATTAATCTCACTATTGATCAGGTTAAAGCAATGCCTTATCTTGAAGCGTTTACCGAGCTTGTTACACAGAAAAAGATTCACGATTATGAAAAAGAATTAATAAGAATAAGGTCAAAAAAGAAATAATGATTAAATTTGTCTAAAAAAGGCAATGGATAATTTTGATCTTATCGGTGCATTACAAGAATATGCTGATGAAAATAATATGCACTATCTTAGTGGCAATGATGCTTATCAAAATTACGAGGCTTCGCAGAATACTTATGATGATGGCCAATTGGTTTTAAGCGCAGATTTTGATGCTTCGGTTAGTTTTTCCAGGGGGTTTGCTATTGGTAGTATAACTTATACAGGAGTGTTAGCTTTAGGAAGGAAATTTGATGAAGCAGATACAGTATCAGATTTAGATGAAACATTTTATCAGAAATATCAGAGAAGGTTAAAAGACTTAATGACATTGCTCGTTACACATATAGCTGCATTTGCATGTGATAATAAATTACAGGTTACTAACTGTCAATTCAGAATGGATTTAAATAAGTTTGACACTAATATTGATTTTATTGCAGCTTCAATAACTTTTGTACAATGAATATAAGCAGTCAAAATATAAATAATAGAAATAATAATATTAAAAATTTAAAGTCATGGAAATAAAA